TTCAAGGAGCGCAAGAAGCAGACCATCCTGACACCGGAGCAGATGCGCGCCCTGGTGGCCGCCCTGGAGGCCCAGGATCCGCGCAGATGGGCCTCGGTGGCCTTGTTCAAGGCTCTGATGATCACCGGGCTACGGATGCGGGAATGGTCCCTGGCCGAGTGGTCCTGGGTGAACTGGGAAGCCGGCACCCTTTCGCTGCCGCGGACCAAGACCGTCCCGCGGGTGGTCCAACTGGGCGACGATATCCGAATCATGCTGCGCCAGGTCCAGTCGCATCCCCTGGCGCACAAGCGCTGGATCTTCCCGGCAGAGGACAGGGAAGGGCCGCTCACCTACCCGTATCCGACCTGGCGCGCCGTGATGAAGCAGATGGGTCTGTCTGGAGTCCGGCCGCACGATCTGCGGCACACATACGCAACCTATGGGTTGCTCGGTGGCTCGACGCTGACAGAAGTGCAGATGATGCTTGGACACTCAAGCGTTAAGACCACCGAGCGGTATCTCGGTGTTTTCGATGAGGTGATCAGATCGGCGCAGACCAGGACATCGGTCGCGATCATGGATGCGATTGCTACCGGCACGCTGCCAGTGCGGCCTGAAGTTCGACTTCGTAGCCTTTCCGCAACTCCAGTTCAGCGAGAAGCGTCCTGACCTTTTCGTAGATGTCCTTGCCGCCGGTAGGGTACTGCGGCTCACGGACAACCGGGGCGACACACGGCACCGGGATTGGCTTTGGCACCTCGACGGTGACGGTGCGGGTGGCGCAGCCAGACGCGGTCAGGCACAACAGGAGCGCCAGCACGGGCTTCACAGTTGCCCCCCTGCTCGATATGCGTCGATTAGGTTCTCGGCCGCCTCACAGGCTGTGGCGCCGGCAGGAGGTCGGACCAGGATTGCCTGAGCGCGGCGATCAATGATCCCCCTGAACGTGCCGGCTTGCTTCAGCGCCTGTTCGACCTGGGCTTTGCGCTCGGCCGCCAGCCTGGACAGTTCCGCGATTTGCTTTCCCTGGGCCTCCAGGCTGGCAGTCAGGTCCAGGATCTGGGCGTCTTTCGCTCCCAGTTCCGTCAATAGGTGGTCGATGGCCCTCCCTCGCGTCCAGCACAAGATGGACAGGATGAGGAGGAGGCACCCAGTGCTTAGGAGGGCCATCGACCGAATCGACACCGCCGCGCCTACTGGATGGCGTTGCGAACGGTCATGCCGAGGATTGCCGTCAGCACCAACTGACCAGCCTCGGCAATCGTGACATCCCCAACCAGGTAACTGGCGATCGCGCCAAGTACACCCAGGGCGCCAACGATGTACGTCTTGTAACCCTTGATCTTATCCATTTGCATTCACCTTGATTTCAGCAAGCCATTTGGAGACATCGAACGATGGACAGGACTTCACCCATTCCTTCGTTTCGATGATGCCGTCGCCGTTCAAATCTGGCGACCAGTCGCGATGTCCCCTGATGATGATCCCAGGGTAGTTGGCCCGGTAGAAATCGACCAGGTTTCGCATCGCAAGTTTTTGCGGATCTGTCCGCGTGTCTTTCGGGAAATGCATTTGGCCGTCCATGCCGCCGACATAGCAGATTCCAACATTCCCGGTATTGTGGCCGCCGACGTGGGCGCCTTTGTAACGATCAGACAGCGTGCGAATAGGCGTGCCGTCGATTTCGATGACCCAGTGGTAACTGGTCTGGCCGAACTTGGCCTTATCCCACTTGGTTATTTGGCCGGCAGATACGGATCGGCCTTCTGGAGTGGCAGAGCAATGTATCGTCAGGAATTTTATTTTCCCGATAGGCGCCATTACCTGTCTGCCTTCATTGCGAGAACCTTTCTCAATTCACCAAACTGAGCGTCCAGGTATTCGCGAAGCGATGTCACTTCGGATTTGTGATCGCTGTGTTGGCGCTCCAGTACCTCAATTTTCGTTTCGGCCCTTACCAGACGTTCACGCAAGGTGACCCAGATGCCGACGCCGCCGGCCACAAGAGAAATGATCGTAAGGACAATGCCGACCATTTCTATTGATGTTTGCTGATCGCTCAAGATCTGGTCCCCTAAATTCTGTACCCTACAATGGCAAAATTTAGGCTGCCAATGTTTATCGTTGATCCAGCCGGAATATCAAAGTCGGTTTCTTTCTGGCGAGGTCCCGTGGCGTAATGGATAAAGGCTGCATCCACGTCCAGTGTGATGGAGTCCTCAAATACCGAATAAAGGTACGCCGGAGCCAATTGTCTTGCACTTCTTTGTAGGATGCAACACAGCGTAAAATCATCATAAAAGACCCGGCTGAACAATCCAGACGGCAGGTATCCACCTCCATTCTCTACGTTGTGCCACCCCTTCTTCCACTCGTAGGAAGTAAAACCATTTGGGGTTTCAAAAACGTATTCTGCTCGACCCTGAATAGCCAATGAAGCGTGCTGACACAAGTCCCATTTCACGTCTTCATCGTATGGCCACTTGATGCAGCGATTTTCCGATGGTGGAATGAATTCGTGCTTTGCAATCCACTGGTAGGAGTTTCCTCCCCTGGTGAATGTAAAACCATTTTTGAACGTGCTGTAGGTGACATAGAGGTCATCGAACAGAACGATGTCCTCTTCTGAAGTTGTCGGTTTTTCTTCTTCGGTCAGCATGGCTCCCCCTTATGACACGATTACGGTAATGGTTCTCATGCACAGGTATGTGCCTGACTTGATCGCGCCGTTGCCCAGCGCAGCGCCGCCAGATGTTGCGGAAACCTGGAAGGTATTCGCAGCGGCGTTGACGATGTAGTACTGGGTGTTTGGACTCAGTCCTGACGGCAGCGATCCAGTGGTGGTGAAACCAACCGTTTGCCCATTGGTGAACCCGTGGCCGGTGGAAGTGAACGTAACCGGGTTGCTGGTGTTGGCCGTTGGCGCAACCGGCTGCCTGGCCCACGATGGGTTTGTGGAAGGCGCGCCGGCCACCGTGAACCTGCGGCGCGGCCGCAGGTAAGCGGTATGTGTTCCGCTCTGGGTTCCGGAAAATGCAATCGCAGCGCCACCCTTGGTGGCAGCGATGTTGAAGGTGTTTCCGGAGGTTACGATCGCCTGTACAAAATAGACTGTATTGGGCGTCAGGCCGGTCGGTAGCGCGCCCGTTGTCGTAAACATGATGGTGTCGCCAACAACCACAGTATTGCTTGACCAGGTGACCACACCAGGTGTTGCGATCGACAGCGTAACCGCAGCAGATGCTCCAGAGGCAAGGCCGGCATCTGACATCAGGTATTGGACACCGTCGAGATTAACCTTGCTGGCAAGCCCTGATATCGTGGTCCATACCAGGTCGTACAGGATCCCAAAGGAGCCGGTGCTTTGCGTGAAGTACGCAATTTCTGCTGTTTCGACGTTTATGCGTGTGCTTGGTACAAGAAAGCCATTCTGCCCAGGATAAATCATCGAGGCAGAATCAAAGGTGTATCCGTAGTTCCAGGACGTAAAGAACTTGGACGAAGTGCCGCCGGCGCCAACGCCCATCAAATAGGTCGATGAAGCGTAGCCGCTGCTTGCGCCAGCAAGAGCGCCGAGAATGCCGCTCATTAACTGACACCCGCACCAGAGATGGCCCAGACAGTGGTGCCAATTTTTACCAGGGTTGCCATGCCGTAACCAGCCAGGCTGCGCGTTCCTACGTTCGTAGTGCCGGACTGGCGCAGCGTGTCGGTAGTGATCGAGATGTTTTGTGCCGTAGCGCTGTTGTTGAAGACCACGATGGTGGTGCCGATCGGAAAGAGAACCTGCGGCGACACGCTGCCGTTAGCCGGGATGACCACGCCACCGGTGGTTATGGAGATGTGCTTGCCACGATCCGACAGTGCCAGGGTGTATGCCGCGCTCTGGGCATTCTGCGGCAGATCCATGTAGCCGATTTCAAAGGCAGTGCCGGCGCTGTCCTTGACGCTGGATCCCGACGCCGCGGCCGTGATGGTCTTGTTCGTGAGCGTATCGGTGGTGTCGCGGCCAACCAGGGTGGTGGTGCTGTTTGGGACAGTGACAGTGGCGGTGCCGGCCGTAGCCGTCAGCGAGTTTCCGTTTACCTTGAACACGTTTCCGGTGCCGGCCGTGTCGAAGGTCTTGTTGGTCAGTGTCGCCGTCGAGGCGGCGCTGAGTACGGCCGACCCAGCGACCTGGAGGCCAACGCTGAAGTTGGCGGTGCCGACCGCAAACGTGGTGGTTCCGGTTGCCAGGTTGACGGTGGTGCCAACCAGGGTAACGGTGTCGCCGGCGGCGTCACCAAACGTCACGTTGCCAGTGAAAGTGATCAGACCTGAATAGGTGACGTTGCCGCTGATGGAAACACCGTTTGGAAACGCCATAGTGTTGGCGTTGACCGTGACGGTGTCTGCGCTGCTATCGCCCAGCGTGGTGTTGCCAGTGTTGCTGAAACTGGTGACAGTGAGGCCGGTGAGGGCGTAGGTGGTGGCGAGTTCGCCCCAAGCGGTACCGGACCACTTCTGCCACCGGTTCAAAGTGGTGTCCCACTTGATGGCGCCGGTTGGCGTGTTGGTCGGCGTGGTCAGGGAAAACTGAGTTGCCGCCTCGACATCGCGATCCACCAGGTTCTGCCTGAAGTTCGCATAGGTCGAGGTGAGTGTAGGTAGCGACCAATCTGCCATGACTAGAATCCTCTCGCAGCCCAGGAGACGGTGCCGGACATTCTCGCGCCGGAACTATCGAAGAGCAGTATTTTGAATGTTGTTGGGTTTGGAACGCTGGTGAAATCGTAGATGCAATATCTTGCTGTGGTACCGGCCGGAGTCAAATTGATCGACGTGATGGCATTGAACGGCTTGTTGAAAGTAACCGTTGTGCCGCCGGCATCCGTGGATGCACAGGCGACACTGCCGTAATCGTCTTTCTGCTTAACGTCTAGTTTCGTTACGATCGCATTGAATTGCACGATGTCATCGCCAGCCGCGCCGGCAACGTCATACCTGATTTTAATGTACCGGAAGGTTGTTGCGTAAACTTCCGTTACGTTAGCGTAGTTGGTCCACGGCCCGGTGTTTGACGTGTTGGAAACACTGATCGTCGGAGTGACCGTGGCCGATCCAAACCCAATGCTGTAGGTCGATACCAGGGAAACCTTGGAAGCAGGAATGGTGCTGCCGTAATCGATTACTTCTTCGTATGAACTGGTGTTGGCCGTTGGCTCGATGAAGTACGGGTAGCCGGCAGTGATCTGGTCCTGCGGAGTTGTCCAGGCATTGTTTGTGAAGTGAGCCTGGTAGGTCGTGGTGGTGTCCACGCCCATATACAGCACGCCATCCTGCATGATGGCGTTCGTTTTGGTTCCGGAGAAGGTCGAGTTTGCGTTCAGCAGCAGAACGTAATCTGGGGGCTGATTTACGCTGGCTGATACGCTGGTCTGTGCGCCGACGTTGCCACCAATGTCCACGCCGGCGATCCAGTAGATGTACGCGCCCGACGAGGTTTCAAACAGTGTGGTGAACGTGGCGTTCGACACCCGGCCGACAACCGTTCCTGCCGCCCAGGAAGCGCCCCTGCGGATCTCGTAATAGTCGATGGCAAGCGTTGATGTTGCAGCGCCCCAGGACAGCAGTACGTTGTTGTCCACCACCTGGGCCGTCATGGTGACGGCCGTTGGAACCGTCAGGGACGTTGTCAGCGATGCCGCGTTGTTGGAGTAGTTGCCAGTGGTGTCGATCGCCTTGACCCAGTAGGTCTGACTGGCGCCGCTAATGGTACCTACCTTGTAGGTGTTAGCCTTCACCCTGGTGACAACGGTTGCAGCCGTCCAACTGGCGCCGCGTCGAATCTCGTATTGATCAACGTCGAGATCCGCAACGCTGGTCCAAGAGAGAATGATGCCGATCATCGAGTCGATAGTGGCCGAGAACCCGGTTACATCGGAAGGAGCCGCGGTCTTGCCAAGCGTGTTCAGCGTAGTGGATGCGTACCCGCTTGCTGGCGTTCCAAATACTCCGATGGCCGTCACACGCACTTCGTACTTACCGACAGTGGTGTTCATAATCTCAAAGTCGGTGGCGCTGGTTTCTTCCGTGGTGAAGTTGTTGTCAGCCAGGCGCCATTCGACACGGTAACGGGCTGCATTGGCCGCCGGCGGCCATGTCACGGTTACCTTGGCGCGCACATCGCTCTGATACCGGTAGAGGCTCTCGGACATTGAAACCGAAGCAACGATCGACGGCACCGGCGAAAGCGAGGTGAAGTTCCTTGGCGCCAGCGTGATGTCCTGCTCGATGGCAGCGTACTTGTCAGCGCGATGCTCAACGGCCGTGATTTCGTATTCCTGCTGCTCGTTCTCAACGACAGAAAGAACGCGGAAAGTCTGCGCCTGGATCGAAGCGGAGGATGCCAGCCAGACCGACTGAACCACAGGAACCGGCGAGAATGCGGCCGTTACCGTGATGGTGTTTCCAGCGACGGAATTAATGGTCCTGGTCTGGACTATGCCATCCGCGCCGATTACCGAAAGAGTACCGCCGGAGGACAGGGTGCCAGTCTGAATGCTGTCGGCAGTCAGGGTGGTTGATGTCGCAGAAGAGACGCGGCCGCCAAGGCGATTTCCGGCTCGGTACTGGTCAGCAACCTTGATGATATCGCCGGGCCGGCAGAATGCAGCCTCAACGCCGGTTTTAAATCCGACCACCTCGGTTTCATATCGCTCTGTATAGAGCAGCCACTTGCCGACACGATGCGCCTGGCCGCGAGAGGTGCAGCCAAATGCCAAAATCTGACTCTCCACGATGCCGTACCTGGCGATCCCGGCAGTGTCCTCAACGTACTCGACTTTCTGACGGTACATATCGCCGGGGTCGTTCCAGGTGACCAGGGCCACGGTGTGGCGTGCCTTTGCGCTGCTGCCCTGGTACGAGAAGTCGCCGTTGATGACGTTGGCGTTCGTGTACAGGTAGACAGCATCTGCCGGCGCATCCTGCACAGCCGTTACGGCCCCAGTACCCCAGAAGGCCATGCCGCGGAAGATAGCGGTGAAGTTGCTCAGGAGAGTGTAGGCTTCCTGACGGTTGCTCACCCACAGGTTGCAGGAGAACCGCGGTTCAGTACTGCCAAACCCATTGCTTACCAACTCATCGCAGTATCTGCCTATGGTATACAGCGCCCACTTATCGACCTGGGTGGCATCGATGAATGTTCCGCAGCCGTAGCGATCGGTGGTCAGCAGATCGTAGAAACACCACGCCGGATTGGATGACCAGGCGATCTGGTAGGTTCCATCCCAGTTTCCGGTATAGGTGAGCGACCCATCCGCGCGAACGGTGGCATTCGATGGAATGCGGATCTTCAGCAGTTTGACATCGTACCCGCGCCGCGGAATGGCACGGAACTGACTGGCCTCGATCTTCAGCGCAACGATGGCCGAGTTTGGATACCGGAGTTTTGCATCGATTACTTCGGTATAAGACTTGAAGTAGGTCTTGTTGTTCGTTTGGCTGTTGGTTGCATCTGCCGTGATGCGCCGAACGCGGACATCGCGAGTGGCGCCGGCCGGAAGGTTGATGCGGTACTGACGCTCGTAGCCGGCAGACGCCTTGCCGGTGATCGTTTCGTTGATCTTCTCGACCCAGCCACCACCGTTCAACTGAACGTCAATGGCAAATTGAACGGACGTGCCGCCGAGTTGCCCGGTGCTGTCCATGTAACTCAGCGCCGGCATCTGAACCGTAATGATTACCGACGTGACGTTGGTATTCGTTACGCTTCTGACTACTGGGCCGCTGGAGATCTTTGCTTCTACTCCAACAACGCTTTCGTTGCGTACCTGGTCGTACCCAGCAATTGCAGACTGGGTCTGAGTTCCATTCACCGCGGCGTATTCAACGCCAGTAAAGTTGCTCGACCCATCCGCATTTTGAATCGGCACGTCATCGAGGTAGATGGACTTCATGCCATCAATCAGGCCGACGATTTCTCCCTCTGCAATCAGGTCAAGAACCTGTGCATATGAAGACGATTTCAGTGTGTCGGACTGCTCGGTAAGGCCGCCGCCAGAGCCACCGCTTTTGCCGCCGCCGCCAGCGATTACCATGGTGGTCATGGGATGGAGTACCCAAAGATCGGATAATCATATGGGAAGAGGTATGGAGACTTGTCCTCAACGGTAATTGCAGCGCTGATGACGGCGCTGCCGACGATCATGCGGCCGTAGCCAACCGGGACGGCAGCACCCTGCGCCGTGGTGTTGGTCGGCCCGTCGAAATACTGGTTCTCTTGCTTTTCGCCGGCCTTGGCTGCTTTTGGCGTTGGAGCAAGCATCTGTGCCACGCCGCCCAGGACCAGGGCTACGCCAAGCCAGGCCACGTTCGCGTAAGTGAGGCCAAGAAAACCGATGGTTGCCGTAGCCATGGTCGCGCCTTCAGCCACCAAACCAAAGCCTCCGGCAACGCCAAATGTGTAGAAGGCAGCCACGATCAGCACGATGCCAAGAATGATCTGGCCAATCTTTCCGGCGCCAGTGACCACAGGAGTGATCGAGAAAGACCTGGACATCGGGTAAGCAAGTTCCTGCTCTCCGATGGTTCCCTTATCGACAACACAGCGATACCCAAGTCCACGTTCGCCGGACTCGATCAGAAACTGCTGAAATCCAGGATGATTTGCGGCCAGCGCACGAATAGCCTCGGCCGGCGTTTTGACATCCATTTTATGGATTCTGCCAAATCGCTTCCCAAGTTCACCGTTTAGCCGAATCAACCGCATAACGAACCACCCTCACAGTGTGCTTTTTGTACCAGCCACCGTAAACGTCCCGACTGGACAAACGATTTTCCGCGTGGTGCAGAATTTGATCGTCCCCAATATACAACGCAACGTGGTTCGCGACCATACTGTCGCCGGTTTGAAAGAGAATAACATCACCGATTTCTAGCGGATTACCTTCGGGTACATCAACAAATCCCGCCGCTTCAGCATTTCCACCCAGTATGTCCTTCCCGTCCTTCCAGTATTCTCGGTACCTGGGGACGTTCATCAGAATGATCCCGCGCTCCCGGCGGTACCAGTCATGGACCAGGGTCCAGCAGTCCAGGGCGTTCCAGCAGTGGACACGGCCGACCAATGGCGCCTCGTAGCCGCACGGCTCGATCTGCGCCCATGTCTCGGTTGGGATGCCCACAATGTACCAGGGGACGTTCGTGGCCTCACAGGACACCCTGTCAGCCTCTGAGGGGGTCGGTGGCAGGTTGACGTGGGAGTGGAACACCCCGACCACTTCACCGGCCTCCTCGGCCTTCCCATAGTCTTCTGGACACATAATGAACTGGTCGCCGCCAACCGTGCTGAGATTGGCGCACGGCCAGAACCGCTCCCGGCCCTTGAAGATGATGACCAGGCCGCACGCCTCGCGCGGAAACTCTGCCCTGGCGTGTGCCAGGGCCGCGGATCGGGTGTCCTCGTTCATACCTTCAACAGTCCTGCGGCCGGGAATCCACCGTAGGGCAGTTCCGCGTATTGACCGAACCTGGCTCGGCAGGACGTGAGCCGCTTGCCGCAGACATCCAGGCCGGCCGTTGCCACAGAGTTGTCGTTGGTGTCGAAATAGGTGGTGCCGGTGTAGCCGCACTCGCTGCCGCGGTAGGTCCATGGGCAGTAGTTCTGAACGATTTGCCGGCGCGGCAGGGCGATGCCAGCAAGGTCCAGCGCGGCCGCCAATTCAAATTCGACCGTGTCTTTGTTCTCGGCACCCTTACGGTCGATGTAATAGATGTCCCTGGCGAACTCGGCCGTTGGATCCGCAGTGGCATTGCGGCTGAACGTGGCGCCAGTAACAGGCTGGTAATCAGTCATCGCACCAATATCAAGTTGCGCGCCCCACCAACCAGTCACATCGGCTGTAGCAGGATATACATGGCAGTTGATTGCGGAGGCCGTAATCGGCGTGAAAGTAACCCACGCCCTGTACCATCCATTTTCTGCTTTTGTGATTCCCCGAGAATCAAATCCGGCGCCACCAATTGGCGAAAGAGTTGCCGGGTTAAAAGAAGAAGTTGCAGATGCAAATGCTCCCGCAGCGCCAAATACTCCATCAGCATAAACCTGAATCGTTTTATTGGCGTCTGCCGGACGGACGTAAATTGAATGAGTGCATTGAGAATTAACGACAACTGAAGACCCAATGTACCGCGTCCCTCCCAAAGACGCAGTGGTGTCGGCAGTCATCGTTCCAATTGGAGACAAAATGGCATTTTCAGAAATTGCCAATGTCGGATTGGCAGTCCAACTGGAGATGTTTTCTGAGTATCTCAGAAAGTTTCTTTGCGCCGGGAAGTTGACCGCATCCAGGTACTTGGCCAGGGTGCGAATCCTGGTGACCTTGCAGCCGGCCAGATCCTCGTAGGCCAGGACCATTGAACTGAGAGTCCCCAGGACGTTTGCAATGGTGATGCGCGGCCGCGGGAGTTGGCCCTTGCCGCTCCATTCAAACCCACTGGCCTCGATCGGGAATGCGCTATAGGTCTGACCGTTCCAAACCAGGTCAGTGATTATCCCGTTCTTGCCGGCATGGAACCTGTATATCGAACCGCCAATGAGCGTGGCATCGAGTTCAAACATCTCGATGATGGCCGATGGCGAGAGTTTCTGGATCTCGCTGGAAATGGCGGCGTTTGGCGTCACGGCTCGTAGACCTGTTCAAACTTGCAAGTAATGGTGTTTAGATTGTAGCGCTCTTTGACGCGATTCCAGGATCTGCAAACGTACTTGCCGGAATAGCCATTGATGTCGGTCCAGTCGAAACTGCTCACCGCGGCCTGGTTCTCCAGGAACGTGATGATGGCGTTCGCCTCGGTATCGACGCGGAGCGAGAACTTCAGATCCCAGGTCTTTGGCATCGTGTTCAGGCCGGCCGCCTGGCGCTGCTCGTAACCGTCGCCAAACTTTGAAACCCTGATCTTGGGCTTCACTTCATACGCCGCGCCGTAGTCTGGTGTGTATGTGAACGTAGCCATTTAACCACCACTTGCGAGAAGGCCGCCAGGACGCTTCTGCTGAATCAGTTCCGTGCGAACAACCATCGCTACCATCTTGCCGAGTTCAGCGGCCTTGCCGGCATCGCCGCTGGTGCTGCTGGTGCCGCTCTCGACGTTGACGTTTACCGTGACGTTCTGCGTGCCGCCGCTGCCACCGGCCTCAACGCCCAGGCGACCGTTGCCCATGCGCCGAAGCGGCATCACGGCTTCAGGACCGGCCTCTCCCATCACGCCAAGGCCGCCAGCGTGCTGGAACATGGTAGGCCGGGTAACCACGCCGCCGGCCGCATACGCGGTTACAGTGCCGCCCGTGTTGAATGCTGCACCATTGGCCGCGAACATCCCCAGGCCCTTAAACCACGCGACCAGCGGTGCCATGATTGCCTGTTGAATGGCGATCCTGACAAGGTCGGCAATGATCGAACTGGCCAGATCCTTGAACGACAGTTTGCCAGTCATCACGAAGTTGACCAGGGCATCCTCGGTCGCCTGGAATGCGTTCACGAACGCTTTCCGCATGGCACTAGCAACGTCCTGCACCTGGTTGGAGTAATCCTGAAGGCCGGCCTTTGCACCGACCATGAAATCGCCTTCCAGTTGCTGGATCACCTGGATCTGCTCGTTGTATTCGGCCATGGCCTCTGTTTTGGCCTGATTCATTTCTACAACGCGACGGGAGATCTCCACCTCAGACACGCCGGCCGCACGTTGCTCACGCTGGAAGCGGTCAATCTGCTTGTCCAATTCCTGAGAGAAATCGGAACGCATGGTTGCGTATTTGTCGCCGCCCATGATGCCAATTGCGCGCTGCTTCAGATCGGTGATCTTATTGGCCGCATTTTCCTTGAAGCCCTGAACAGCACCGTCCAATCGTTTTGCGGCAACTAGTGCATCGTACTTTGCGGCCAACTCATCCACAGCCTTGGCCTCTGCCAGCATTGTTGCCTTAATTGCAGAAGAAGCGTCTTTGTATTTTCCTTGGGTGGTTTCAAAAAGAACCAGCGCTTCTTGAGCGCTGGCGACCTTTTCGCCATACTGCTGGAAGTGATCAATCTGAAACTGAATTTGTGCGCCCTTGCTGGTAAGGCTGTCTACATTTTCCTGAGCGTTTTTGGCCAGTGCTTTTGCATCTTCCTTGGCCTTGTTGGCGGCCTTTTGCGCTTCCGTCTCTGAGTAAAGCGCCGCGGCCTGTCGCCTGATTGCCTGAGTATTGGCGCCCTGAGCAACAACCATTTTGTTGTTTGCATCAAAAGATACCAGACCAGCGGAATTCAGTTTTTCCAGGACAAATCCTTCTTTTTCAGAAAGACTGATAACCTGCCGTTGAAGAATCAGGGATTCTAGTACTCCCTGAATCTTTTTCTTCAAAGCATCTGCGGCGTCTTCATCTGCCGCATTTACTTTGCTTTGTTCTTCAAAAAGAAGACCATATGAGCGCGCCAAAGCCTTGTCTGCTTCAGTAGCCTGACCAGTAAGTAGACGCTGTGCCAAAATGGATTTGTTTCTGTTTATTGATGTTGTTTCAAGTTCCAACATCATTTCATTAATGTCGCCAAGCGCTTTTTTTACCTCAGGAGATTTGGCCGCAAGGCTGGTTAGCGCTCGTTCAAACTCAGCGGTTTTAGGAGCGCCGGCGCGCACGCTGTCATTAAACTTTGCAACAATATCGTTAATGGCTTTGTAATTTTGAGTAAGCATCCTATCCCGGCCTTCGCTGGCTGGGTTAAGTGAATTTGCTCTCATCATTATTGAATTGGAAACTGTGTTAGCCGAACTATTAAATGCAGCAACATTCTCTTTTGCAGCCTTTGCGGCAGAGAGTCTTGCCTGTCGAATCAATGATTCGTTCTGACTGTTAATTTTTCCAGTAGTTAGATCAATTACCTTACCAAGATCACTTTGTGCATTTGCAAAAGAATTAGAAGCATTTTCTGCATCAGAAGTTCTGCTTGCAAACAGATACAAACCAACAGAAATCGCAGCCAAAGCAATACCAAACGGACCACCCAGGAAACTAACCACGCCCATCCCGGCTCGGCCAAACGCTGCCATGCCGACGCCGGCAGCCCTGGCCGCAGCAGAATGTACGGCGAGTTCAGCAGTCGCAACTTGAGTGGCCGCAGCGGTGGCGGCCATTTGCGCCGCCATTACACGTTCAGCGGTGACAACACCGGCGATTGCCTCAACCTCAATAAACATCGCTGCGGCAGCGGCTTGAGCGCTTGCTGCCTCTGCATACTTGGCCTGTGCGGCCGCCAGAGCGGATGCAAGCACTACGCGATTTGCAGCGGCATTGGCCAACGATGCCATGGTGTTAGCAATAAATGCGCTAGTAGCCTTGCCGATAGCAACAGAAACGCCAACAACAAAAATGGTCGTTAGCGTTTCCGCATTTTCGGCCATAGCCTTAATAGCAGACGTAGCCGCATCCAATGCATCTTTTATATCTTTTGAATTTAGGATGCTGACTTTAAAGTCAAACCAGGAGTTTTTAAGTTTGCCAAGCGACTGGGCTGCGCTTTCCAGTTTGGAGGGATCGATGTTATCGCCAATCTTTTGCAGCGCTTTAAAAAAGTCAGTTGCACTGACTTTGCCGGCTTGCATATTTTTGATGAGTTCAGCCGTTGAGATGCCCATAGCGTCGGCAGTTTGCTGCATGAATCCAGCCAACTGGTCGCCAAGTTGCCCCCCCAACTCTTCCATCATCAACTTGCCTTTTGAAGCCGTCTGACTCATCGCGTAATAAACGCGATTGGCGCCGTCTGCCGACAACTTGTTCGACAAGATTAGTTTCGATGCGGCCTCAAAAGTCTTGTTTGCTTCTGCGGCCGACTGGCCTGACAGTTTCAGGGATGAGGTGAAACGAACCGCAGACCCAAGAGCCTCATCCTGGCTGATGCCAAGTTCGCGCAAGGTGTTACGCAACTGATTCAGTTCCAGTTGCGAAGCAGCGCCAAAGCCGATCGACAGTTGCTTTTGGAAGGCATCCAGTTGGATAGTTGCACGCGCGAATTCCGCGATCATGTTGGAGAGTTGGACGGCGCCAAGCGCGCCGGCCAAACCCTTGATCGTGCTTTGCAGACCGGACATCTGCTTGTTCACGTTGTCGGCGGTCTTTCCGATCGAGTTTAGTTTTGTACCAAAACGGTCGAAAGACTCCGTACCTACTACGCTGCCCTGAAGGATCGCTTTGACGTTGAACAATTCAAGAGCCATTTTTGTCCTCGTTCAAAGCATTCAGTGCCGCACGTTCAATGATCATAAGGCTGTCGAGCATTTCCTTTTGATCTTTGACTTCGTAGATTTCAAATACCCATTTAGCCGCAGTGTAATCTAGTCCTAGCAATCCACCAAAAGTGGTTCTCCACTGCGTCTGCAAACGCAGGAAAATTTCTAGTACGGTCCAGTTCTCTGGCCACACTTCAAAATCTTCCTTGCGCTGGGCGTCCTCAAACTCCTTGATGACCTCGGCTGGGGCATTAAGGTTTTTGAGGTCCTGGATCACTTCCTTGAGGGAGTCACCGCCGCCGACCCAGTAGCGCGCGGCCTCTTCTAGTTTTTTCGTTTGGCTCCCGACAGGCTTTCCATCCACGCCTTGATGACCGATGCGGCCACCAGGGGGACTTCCAGCAACTCTGCCTTGCCAGTTTCGGAATACGGAATGTCGGCGCCACCATCGGTGACACCCTTCCACCCGATCAGCACCTCGGCCGCTACCTCGCCATCCTTCAACTGGTTGGCAACGGCATCGGCCATGATGCCCTCGATCCTGGTCTGACTAAGACGCTTGAACTCCGCATCGAAGGTGTGCTTTTCAAAGCGGCCACCGTCAGTGGGGAATTCAACCGTTACCGGCCAGGTATAACTGGCACTCTGCTTCAAAACGAAAGCCATGGGATCCTCCTCCTTTCGGCCTTTACTTCACGGAAAGCGTGAATTCATCGTTACCCGCTGTGGTCGGAATTAGCACATACGGCACGGAAATCATGGCGATGCCATCCATGTCCGTGTAACTCGGGTTGACCACGTCAACGGTTGCAGTTGCGCTAATGTCAACGATCGAACCGGCAGTGGCACCGTGGACAATCTGAAGATTGCCCAGGGTGGTGGACAGTGCCGATGCGAAGAAGTCCTTCGCCGTGATGGTCGGTGCTTCAAACACAGCCGTGCCGCCGGCCTTGCGATCGGTCAGCAGGACGCTTTCCGAGTTCACCAGGTTGCGGTAAACAATTTCGTTGTTCAGGTTCAGGCCAAATTCCGACATGATTGCCGAATAGCCAAAGAAACTGAACGTCGGCGTGTTGCTCTTGTTAACCGCGGTCGGCGTCTTGAACCCAGTGTAAGTCGCAGCCAGAACCGCGGCATCGACAACAGCATTGTAGACGCCCGTGAACGTGAACTTCATGACCGGCAGAGACTTGGCGTTCAGCACGAATTCGACGTTGCCGCGGCAGCCCGTAATCTTGTGGGTTGGCGAGTTGGCGTTGGCCGAGTCCTGAACCTGAACCCAGATCGTCACCGAGGAGAACGAAGCCGATACCGGCTTGTAATCTACCTTGACCGATGCAGTGACGGTTTCCGACATACCACAGGCCAACAGCAGAGGGCCGTAGGCCGGCGCAGTACCGGCAACGCCGGCACCCTGTATTTCGACTTCAAACGTCACCTGGACCTTCTGGCTGGCCACGATCTGGTCAAACGCGCCGTAGTACGGGCGAATGAGGTCGCGAGACACGATTTCCGCATCGAGCGGGGTCACGTCAAGGTTCCGGATGAGGATGGCATTCGCGGCGCCGGTAGGCGCGCTATCGGTGCCATAGGTGGTTTCGGTCTTCGCGAGGAGGATTCGCTTTCGATTAAGCAAAGGCATTTCAGTTACTCCTGATCGGGATCAGTGGCAGGATCGGCAGGAGCAACAGGCTCTGCCTGGTCAAGAGTTCGCGACACCAACGTGCGCTTACCCGTTTTTGGATCGGCGGTGTATGACCCGCCCTGGCCGTGGAACTCGTCAATGGTTTCGTTCATTTACTTACCCTACGGTCAAGTCGGTCAGCGATGTGCGGTACAAAATTAGGAAGTCGTAAGAGACAACGACACTGGGTTGGTCGCTCTCTACGAATTCCCATGACGTGGTGTTTGGCTGCACATCGTATGCATATCCTCCCATCGTCAGATCCGCGGTCATTTTAGCATGGATGTTTTGGATGATCGTGTCGGCGGCCTGGTCTGGAATTGACCCGCGCGCGATAACGGAAATGCGGACACCCATGGTCCAGTCTATTTTTGGAATAACTGCCTGGTTAGCCTGGTCCTGAAGCGGCTCGACAATGACTGCGGGGCTTTCGCCGCGCGCCAGGGGCGTAACTCGACTGCGATACACCGGCGCGCCAATGCTCGGCGCAGATGCCAGTTTCGTGGCTATAGTCGAGAGGATTTGCTCCCTGATGGTCATTCGCTACCTAGAAGAACTGGAAGAACGCAGAATTCGTTGGCGGCACGAAATAACCGCTTGCGACCAAAATGTCGCCCTGCTCAATAATAGTCGCCGCGCCAGTCAGGGTCAACGATGAACTGGACGTTACTGAATCGTTTGCCTCCGTCCGCAGCAAACTGGCAGAAACGCGAATAGTGGAAACTGAATTTACACTATCGCTTGCTTCGACAAGACTTAGGAACGATTTTACGGGCAGCGAGGAAACTGCCGTTACGGTATCCGATGCTTCCGTAATCGACGCGGCAGCAGCAAGCGGCAAAGCGCCGGCCGCAGAAACAGTGTCAGCGGCTTCCGTGATGGATGCATTTGCCGAAATGCCACCAGCCGATCCAAATCCAGTCAGGCTGTCATTTTGTTCCGTGGCCGCCAGGCTGGCGCGAACTGGCAGGGAAGACACACCGGAAACGGAATCGTTTGCTTCCTGGACCGACAGCGTTGCGGTCGCCCTGGCTGACGATACGCCGGCCAGGCTGTCGCCGCCTTCCGTGATCGTGGCAGTTGCAACGATCGCCAGGGAAGCCACACCGGAGGCACTGTCCGATGCTTCTGTAATCGCCGCTGATGCGAGAACAGAAATCGCCGCAATACCAGATACGGTATCGGCTGCTTCCGTAATAGCCGCGGTTGCCGTAATTCCGGTGGAGCCAGAAATCGTGCCGGCCGCTGAAAGCGTATCGTTATTTTCCGATACCGACAGCGTGCCGGTGATTGACGGCACTGCGGCATCAAATACAACAGGGTCAAATATGGCAGCGTCAAATAGCGGCGGCAGAGGGTCCACCGACCCAGAAGCAATGCCTATTTGGGCAACAAAGAAATTACCATCGGAAGCGCTACTAAGACTTCCATCAGCAGCCGCTATGGATCCTGCCGTAATCCCGTCTTTAGTTGCCGTTGCGTATACAGTGACATACGTTCCAGCGGTGCTTAGGTCTACGATGCCGCTAGAGTACCCGGCAGGGGCCGTAAATGCAGAAGACGAATAGTTACTGGAATCCATCGCAATCCACAGCGCCGAGCCGCTTATGGTGGATGTGAACGCTGGCGCTGTGACTAGTAACGGTGGGCCGCCAGTCTCGGCAGTGTAGGCGCACGCGGCGCCTCCGACCTGCGATGATGAAGAAACGCCGCCAAGAGCCAACAGTACAAAAAACGCCGGAGAGTCTACGCCCTCATTATTGAACGTGTATGTACTTGGTTCGCTTGCTGATGCAATCTTGGTAAAGACATGAATGTACCCAGAGCCAGTGCTACTGGCTTGCTGAGTCCATCCCGTAGGCGTAGAAACGAACCCCAACTGGCAGTACGCCAGAGCAACAATGACGTTGCCTTCGACGTAACTTGCCGGCCTTGGAACGACATAAGACGAGGCGCCTGGAAGACCTGGCAGACCGAATGAACTAGCAGATCGAATCCAAACAGCCACGGTTTGCCTTACGGCCTCTCATCGTCTGCTATTGGCGTGGTCAAAATAGTATTTGCTCGGCCAGTAGACAAAAGTCCAGCCGCTTCCAGCCCGTTCAAGCCAGTAACGGTTTCCGTATGTTGCAAATCAACCCATTTCGATGCATCCAATTTCAATTGGTGCATACGAAGTGTTGCGGCAAATTCGTTTTGTGACTGAGTGGCACTGGCGCTGTGAATCTTTGCCAATTCTATTGCCACCAACTCTGCTTCCGTGAAGCGCTGCAAAAAAGCAAATTTGCTGATGAGCGATTCAACTTGCGATGGGTGGTTCAGATAGTCTGGGTCAGAAGTGATCGCAACAATTACGCCGCCTTCAGGAATGCTCTGCCCTACCTCAACAAGAGATAGAGTTCCGGCAGTGTCTACTACGTTATAAACAGTCATACGGTAAACGCTTGCATGAAATAGCCAGTTGAATCAAAGTCGGCAATCGTGCTTTGTGCATTGTTTGTTAGGTATTGGCGTGGCGTTAACATAGCAGTGACAGTAGGAAGATTAGTAGTAGCAGTTCCACTGGAGGTCTGGCCGTTTGTCAAATTTTCTACAACCCAATATAGCGATGCGGTATCAGTGCTGATGCAGGATATCAACAGCCTAAAAAAGTCAGTTGTGTTTAATGCAAAGTTGGTTCCAAGGTCGATAAGCGTCGGAGTGGTTCCTGCCGTGTTGTGGACAAACTGCCAATTACCTGTGGACGAATTTACACCTACGCCAACTTTGTCCTGTGCAGTGTTGGTTAGGATATTGATGTTGCCAAAAGTCGTGATGTTATTTGTCAGCCCAAAGAATGCACGGTTGTTGGTTACAATCGTTCGCATCTTAAAAGTCATATCGAAAAAGAAACCGCCAGTCCTGCTTCCTAGAAAACCTGTCGGTCGAATCTCTACAGCATTACCTGCGGTGTTGTTTGTCCTGCATGAATAGCGGCTGCTAAGAGAAACAGCGTCTCCGGCTGCTGGCGCTTGTGCCAAAAACGTAGCAGCAGTAGCAGTAATAGCGTGGCCAACTGGCAGTGCAAATGTAGTAGAAGTGGTGCCGCCATTGGCAACTAACGCATAGACATTGGCAGTGTTTGGGTGCGGGGCAAAGTAATGCACCTTTCCATCTGTATCGACAAACCCTACCTTGCGCCATGAGCCAAGCAAGAATTGCGAGAACAATTCCGCTCCGCTTGCAGGAGCATTGGCAGTCGCCGGATAGGTAGAGTCAGGGAGGTTCAGGCTTGTGTTTACTGTATGCTCTTCATTCCACGCAGTTACAGAAACCTGTTTTGTACCATCATTGGTACCAGTAGCAGTGGTTGTATGAACCAGCCCCATGTTAGGCGTTTCCGGCCGTTAGCGTGAACGTGGTAACCGAAAAGGACTGGCCACTGGCGAAGGACGTGTTGTCCACAGTCATGTCGCCGCCGCCACCCGTGGCCGTCACGGTCCCCTGGGCGCCGCACACGGTGCCGCCAGTGGCGTAGAGACGGAAATAGCCAGCCGTGCCGGCGGCCGAGGCGGTCGTACTCCAGGTGCCAAACAGTGTCTTTGTGCCGGCGCTGGCGGCGTTCATCCAATCGCTGGGCAGCGTCACCGTTGCCAAAACGGTACCGCTGTCGGCTGCGGCCGCGTTTGCAGGAGGGGCGCCGGTGAAAATCTTCAAAACCGCCGCGGCGCCGATGGTGGATTCCACCACGTCAAGCCTAGCGTTACGAACAGCAACCGAATACTGAAGAGCCATAATTTTTCTCCGTTATGCCTGGGTGGCCTGGGCGACCAGGTACCATTTTGTCTGAAATGAATCGTACATGAAGCCGAGGTGCATCCGCTTGCCAACTGTTGTGGTCGTTGGCAGGGCGTTCCCGCCATTGGCGTACAGGGCGCCCCAGGACAGCGCCCTGGGCGTTCCATTGTCGAGGATGCGGATCAGTAGCCGCTGGCCATTTACGGCCGTCCCAGACGGATTGGTGACGTTTAGCGCGGTCGCCAGGGCATCGATGGATACCAAGTCATCCGTATCGGCATTCGGAGTGACACTGGCGGCCGTGGTCAGTACCGTGGCACGAAGGCCGCCGGCTGGGCCTTGAGGGCCGACCGCGGTTACGTTGACCAGCGTGGGCTGCGCCGCCGCCTGGACCGAGACACCGTTCTCGGTGGTCGAAACAGAGACGGTGGCAGTAGTGGTGGTTACTGCTACCTGGCTCACAGCGTATACCCGGCCTCAAGGGTTGCCGCGCCGCGCAGCCAATAGTCCTTGGTGCCGTCAGGGTTGGTAACCAGGAGATCCCAATACCCGCTGGCGCCAAGCGCTGCCGTGACGGCCGCCGAGAGCGAGATAGTGAACTGGCCAGAGGCTCGGTTTACCCAGGTCACGGTAAAGTCGGCCAGTTTCCGGCCTTTCGCCTCGGTCCACAGTTGCGCTGCAACGGTGTAACTGTTCATGTTCAGAGCAACGCCAGTGCTGTCTTTGAAATCGCACTGCATCGAGAACGTAGCGTTTTGCTCGATGGTGATGTCCAAATTTGCTGGAGTAACCATCAGGCTCACACCTTGGACAAAAGTATTTCGGTAAAGGCCGCATCGTCGATCTGTCGCGATTCACGGACAGTGTACGAAACGCCGCCTACCTTGATTGAGGTACCGTACAGAGGACTGCCAAAAACACTCGTCCGAACGGTGAGGATGTAATCGTTGGACAGAATGGTTCCGTCCGAAATCATATGTGTCGGCGCGTCGAGAATGCCCTTGCCGGTCACCGAGCCAATGACAACGGTGACAGCAAAGTCATTAAAGAAAACGTCGAGGTCTTCAGACAGCATCGGAGGCGCCGCGCGCCTTCGCCGGCTTCACAGCCGCGACTGGCTCAACCTGGTGAGCGACCTTGGCGGCCTCTTCCTCGGTGAGTTCAACAACCGTGCCAGGCTCGTACACCTGTTCGTTTAGGTGAACGAAGAACTGATCGCGTACTTTGTACTTGGCCATTCAAATTCCCCCAAAAATCAGCCATGGCGCGGCCCCCAAAGGGACCGCGCCTTGGCCTACCGGTCTTACGCGAGGATGTCGGTGATCGCCGCGAAGGACTCGACGTGACGCACGTTCAGGTCGCACGTCTGCATGGCGCGGATGTCCACCGAGCCAGCGTTGTAGCCCGAGCCATACGGGTTGGGGAGGATTTCCAGGCCGCCCCACATACCGATGATCAACTGGCTGAAGTCGCCAAAGACCAGGGCCGAGCAGACGGCGCCAGACGTACCCTTGGTGAGGGTCATAGGCACCTGGTTGGAACGCGCCACGCGGTAACCGTTGATGCCGCCAGCCGTGCCAGACGTGGTGTCCAGACGGTCGCCGGTCCACAGGTAATCCGCGTACTGCGTCTTCAACTGCTTCAACTGGGCAACAACCTTGGCATTCGTGAGGTACCAGAGGTTGCCATTCAGGGCGTTGGCCACATCGACCGCACGCTCCAACTGGATCAGTTGGTCCAGACCGCTGGTGCTGGCCGTGGTGGCGTTGGCTAGGGCGGCGCCGTTGGTACCCATGGCCACCGAGCCGATGCCCGACTGGTTCAGGATGCCGCGCGGCTGGCCGGCGCTACCGCTGCCGTTGATGGCCGCCAGGTCGAGGCCCAGCGCCATGACCTTGGCCAGGTCGTTGCGGACCACGCCTTCGATGTCCGGCGTAGACTGCTGGAGCATCAGACGCGAGTACTGGCTACGGGCGCCCAACTGCTTGGGAGACATCGTGACCTGGTCGAAGGTCGCTTCCGCTTGCGTGATGGCCGTTGCTTCCGTCACCCAGTAGGTAGCGGTCTGGCTGATCTGACGCGGAATGGCCACGTTGCCAACCAAGCCCGACAGGACCGTGGGACCCATCGACATGATCATCGCCTTGTTCCGCAGAACCTCGATGAAACTGTCGGCCAGCAGGTTCGTCGCCACAGCGGCGCCGCCCGTTGCGGTGGCACCGACCGCGTAGGACGCGCGGGTGTCCATACGCAGGTTCATCGGCATGAAGAAACCTTCGGTATCGCGACCGAGTTCCTTCGCCAGCGAACGGCTCACGTCACGCTCCAAACCAGCCTGGCTCCAATCCTTGCTGATGGCCGCATTGATCGCACGAACCACCGAGTAGGAACGCTGTTCCTTCTCGTTCAGATCGACGTTACCGGACGCCTGTGGCGCCGACACGGGAACCTGCTTGGCACCCATGGACTCCAGGAACGCAGTACGGGCTTCTTCGATCGAACGGGCGCCGTCGATCAGGCTGGCAGCGAGGTCCGGCTTTGCGAACTTCTCACCGAGGGAACGGATGGCAGCGATACGGCCGCGCTCCGCAGTTACTGCTTCGGCCCGAACCGCCGAAACATCGACCGGCACAGCCGGAGCAGAAACATCAGACATGGGAACTTCCTTTTGGGGAGTGGGATTAAGTGCGCGAACATTCACTTCGCGATTTTCTTGCGCTTCGGCCCTGCCCAGCCCAATAGTGGGATCAGCAGGGATCGACACGCATGAAACTTCCATCGGCAGCCACCTGGTTGCCGTGTAGACCGACTTGCCATCGCGCTTGCCCTCGACCATGTCGAGGATGCGATAGCCGAACGAAACATTGCGGATGATCCCGGCGCGGACATCAGCCAGGATCTCTTCGGCCTTAGCCGACGTACCGAAACGAACTGTGGCATACCCACGCTTATCCGGCGCAATCCTGGCGCTTTCAACCACGCCGATTATCTGATCAGGATCGTGGTTCCAAAGCAGAGGCGCAGCATTATTCAGCCGCGTCAGATCTGCTGCACCAGGATCGTGGGACAGAACTTCATCGCCAAACCAGCGCTCGACTGGCGTTTCACTGGAGAACGAAAACTCCATCGACCTGGTTTCCAGGTCAATTTCGGAAGTGACAGTCGAATAGCGCGAAAGCACCGGCAACTGCATTTTACGTTCCAAATTGTTTTCCACTTTTGTCTCTTTATTCAAAGACGTGTTGCGAATATCTTCGATTTTGAAGAATTAATCAACCATGTCTTCGGATTGTGTCGCTTGATTTGACGCGCCAGTATCGTCTGGCGAATCAGGCAAATCTTCAATTGGCTCTGGTTGCGCTTTGCCAGATCCATCAACAACTTCAGGATCGGTGTCAAAAATAAGTTCCAACTTGTCGCACAACTCGACTTCGCGCGCGCGTGTAGCCAGCATCTCTTCCAAGTCGCCGCCATTTTGTGCGACTACGTCTGTCAGCGTCATAAAGCCGGCGCGAACCGCAGTGCGATATGCCGTGATTTCCTTGTGAGGATCGACCCACGCCCAGCCGCGCGGAATCCAGCGCACGCTTTCGTACTTGGTCCGATCAATCTCATATCCAGGCAGATTGATGGTGTTGGATAGAACGGCCATTTCCAGCCAGGATTCAAACACCCGCTGATGAAAGGTTTCGATCATCCAATTCTGCAAACCGCGCCATGTATCGCGATCGTCTAGCAGCGCCAGTCGGCTGCTGCTGTAGTTGGACTGCGAATAATCCTTGGCCAGCGTTTCGTAAGAAACACCAACGCCGGCCGCAACGCCGCGCAACATGAACCGCATGAACGGATCAAGCAGACCGCTAGGCCGCGTCGGGCTGAATGCCGTGAACTTTTCGCCAGGAGCCAGCGTGGTGATCTTGCCAGGCTCAAATGACTGAACCCGTTCACCATCAATGACGCTGTCCGCTTCAAAGTCTGGGTCCGGCGTTTCCAGGAAGCCCATTTGGCACGCACTGGTGCGCGCAGCGATGACTTCGGCTTCTTCAAAGCCACTCATGTGGCGCAGACGGATCAGCGTGGAAGCAAACCAGGGAATACCGCGAGTCTGGTCCGGTCGATCTGTGCGATACAGATGAACGATTTCCGATGCAGGTACACGAATTCGCGCCATTTGCGGCGCCTTCGCATTGAACTGGAAATCACCAGGGTGACGCTGAAAAAAGTGGTACGCAACAGGGCGCTGCCACTTATCAACCTCAATACCCATGCGGATTTCGTTGCCATTACCGATCTCGGAGCCGTTGAAGTTCTCATCCAGGTAATCGGCTTCGATGATTTCTAGGGCAAGCGGCACCGGCGAACGGCCCATAGGAGAGCGGATAAAGCGGACAAACACCTCGCCGCTTTCAGCCACTGCGCGAATAAGGACACGCTCGATCTCGCTGAAACATAGTTTTCCAGCGGTGTGGCAATTCTCAGAACGACACCACTGCTTCCATGTCTTTTCGATGGCTTCGTTTAGAGCGGTGTCCATCTGGCCGGCGCCGCGGCCACGCGCGCGCGAGACATGGCTCTGCATCTTGACGCCATTGCCAACGACATTGTTCTGAATCGCACGCAGGGCGTTCGATACATAGTCGTTGTTACGCGCCATCTCGCGAACACGGTTCCGCAAGACGCGGATGGCCATGCGTGCTTCGCTGTCCTGGGACGTGCTTGAGGCAATCCAATCAGACAGTAGTCGATTAAATCCAGCACCAGAATAAGCGCGCTGCGGCCGAGCCGATTGAGGCTCTTGCTTCTTTCCAAAGGGCCAATACCACGCCATTAGGTGAACCTCACATAGACGTTTCGCGGATCACCCAGGCCATTTGCCAGGTCCTGAGCCTTGCGCTCCTTGGACACCAGCAGTTTCAAGCGGCTTTCCAGCGCCATCAGTTCGCTCAATGCTTCCTTACGGAGGCGGCGAGTGCCGATGGTGTACTCGATAGTCGCACCGCCGCTAATCCGTGCCTGGATCTCGGCCTGGACCGCAGCAAGATCGATTTCTGACTGCGTGCGGCCGTCGTAGCCGGCAACAGACAATGCCAGGTTCTTCAAGACCGTCAGACGGCCAGAACCGATCGTAATTACCTGCGCGGCCTTGGTGACAGTCGCTTGCCAAAAATAATTTGGCGTGCGGCTTTCATTCATAGCCGTGGTTTGCGCCGCCGATAGCGTGGTTTCCCAGCCAGTCGAAGAGACGGTAGACGTAACGCTAAACGTGGTCGGACCAGAAAAATACCAGGTAAGTGTCCAATCATTTGACGTGATGGAGTTGCCGAGATTGTCCTGGGTCGAAATATCGCGCCAGGTGACCGTATTGCCTTGAACAATTGAGGCCGGAATCTGCAAGTAACGCTTACCAGTTAGTCACGAATGAATTCTGCGTGGCCACCTTAACTCTGCGCGGGATTTTTTGCAACAGCGGCTTATCGCTTACCAAATCGGCTTTTTGAACCAATTTATTCTCCAATTGCTCCCAAATAGTTTTCCGATTGAACCGAAAATACAGGGATTGCATAGCCGCAAGCGCATAAACGTAGCAGTCCAACGCCTCGTTTCTCGCACCAGACTTTTTCACCCACTCGCGAACTGGATATCCGCGGATGTATCTGGTCTGCAACTTCTCTGCCGTCAACTGAGTGAAGTAGTCATCACTCATTTCCGAATGGAAATGGATGAAGCCGGCGCCTGGCTCGTTGAGTTTCAGTCGAGAGTAAATTGTCACCTTTGCAGTGTCGGTACCGACTGGCCACACCTCTGCGCCGTTCTTCAATACCTGTCGCTTCAAGTTCAAATCGACTTTCGACGGACGGCCGATGATGGCCTTGTTCTTTTGCGACATACCCTTCACGGCCATCACGTTCACATCGCGATGTTCGCGCGCGAATGCGTACACCTCATGCGTGAAGTGGCCGCCGCTGTCGATGCAAGCAGCAGAAATGCGGATCGGCTCGGCCATCTCATGCTCGATCGGCGCCTTCAGCAAGTTGGATACCTGGCTCCACAGTTCAGGCCGCGCTGGATCACCGAAAATTTCATCGTGACGCAGCACCCAGGATTCCTCATCCCTGCCAAAGCCAACCACCGTGATGGCCACGCGATTGTCCTGAACGTCCAGGCCAGCAACTGCGGTCAGTACTCCTGCCGGCGCAATTCCAGCCTGGTAGAACTCAACACGATCCTGCAACTCGCCGGCGCCGATCCTGGCCGCGATTTCGTCTTCCCAAGTTTCGGCCAGGATAGTGTTGATGAAGGTCTTGAGCAGCGGTGGGTCGCCCTTCGCGCGCAGGAACTCATCAACGATCTCTTGCCATGATTTCCAGCCCAGGGGAGAGTACAGCGACGATAGGTGATACCCGCGCGTGCGGCCGTCGCCGGTAGCAGTGGCGCGCCACTCGCCGGCCAGCAGGAAATCTGTTTTGTGGTGTTCCTCGATCATGCATCCATTGTGTTCACAGGCATACATGACCGTAGTGGCATCACCGTCTTGCCACTTCAGGTTGGACCACTTCAGTTGCTGAAACTCGCCGCAGTGGGGACAGGGAACATAGAACTTCCGCTGATCACTTGCCTGGTACTCACGCTCGATACGCGAATGGTCCTTCACGGTCGGCGTCGAACACATGAAGATTTTGCGGCGCGCGAACGTGGTGGTGCGGCGCTCGGCCAGGTTGACTGGGTCGCCTTCGCCATCCAGGTCGGATGGGTACCCATCGATTTCGTCCAGGAACAGGTACCGTACTGGCATAGAGCGCAAGCCAACCGCGGAGTTTGCGCCCGTGATTAGCATGAACCCGCCAGGAAATTCCTTGGCCATCTGCGTGTTGCCGGAGTCCCTGGTGCGGCTGTCCGCTACCTTGCCGCGCAGCCTGGGTGTCTCGTCTATCATGGGCGCTAGACGCTGCTTCGATAGACGCTTGGCCATGTCCACGGTGGGCTGCACCAGCATCATGGGGCCTGGCGCCATGTCGATTACGAACCCGGTCCAGTTGTTGCCCGTCTCGGTCTTGCCCACCTGGGCGCCGGCCATGAAGATGACCCGCTGTGTTGGGTCCGATGGCGACAGGCTATCGAGGATCTCGCGCAGGTACGGGGTTCTGTCCGTGCGCCAGCGGCCTGGCTCGGCAGATGCCTTCTGGCTTAGAAAACGATATCGGTCTGCCCACTCGCTAACCGTGAGATCAGGGTCAGGAGTCAAACCGTCAAGGAATGCTTGACGGTACACCAGTTCACTCATCAGCCACCTTCGCTACCTCGGAGATCGCACTGCGAATTTCATCCGTAAGTTTTTGGTGAACCACAAAAGCGTCCGTGATGCCGGCCAATTCCGCGGCCAGGCGATCTGGAATTGCCATCATGGAATCCCGCAGCACCCGAGCCAGTCTAAACGCTTCCTTCTTGATCTTCTCAGCATCCACCAGCCTGGCTGTTTTCTCTTCGTATTCAATTTGCGCCAATTTCGCCTTGTAGGCTGCCTCGACGGTCTTTGACTCCATCAGCGTCGGTACCGATGAAGGATCGATGCCAATTTCCATGGCGGCCCTGATCACTTCTTCCGGCTTTTTGTGGCCGCGCTTCTTCTGGTGACTCCTGGCGCCGGCAAAAGGATGCGTATTCTCGGCCCATAGGCGGTCTGCGACCTCAACGTCAATCATGCCGTTATCATCGACCGCGGCCACGATCTTGCCAGTATTAATAGCCTTGTAGACAGATTGGCGCGAAATGCCGCGCATCTTGGCGTATTCGAGTTTGTTGACCATTTCGCCCATATTCTGTCCCTGTTGTGTGCTTTTAAGCAGATTCGCACAGCCTATACGGCTATTTCAACGATTTTACTGACAACTAATTTTACA